ATCGCTAATCCGCATTTAGTCGAGAGTGACCTGATTGAGATACCATCCTCCTGCCACAGCACATAAAGAATACGCCCCTGGGCTCCATTGAACGCATCAATATTCTTTTCGCTGAGAATCTTCTCAAAGATTCGGTCTCCAAGTTGTTTTATTTTGGAGACAAGAAATCCGCCATTCATTTCCATATAAAAGCTCCTATATAGTAGTTTATTAAATTGTACTATATAGGAGTTTTATTGTCAAGAGCTTGTATGTCTGAATAGAGGTAAATTTCGATTTGTCGCTTCGTTTATGCCACAAAGAATGGATTGCTGATCATAAATAATAAAAACTCACTCGGCTTAAGTGCTTTTTCTAAATGCAAATATTAATTATGATATTTAAAAAATTGTTTCAACTTGCTATTGCAATTTGCGAAAAATAAAAAAACGCCGGAAACCCTTGATTTTACTGGGCTTCCCGGCGGAGTTTTTGGCGTGCCAAAAGGGATTCGAACCCCCGACCTTTCGCTTAGGAGTAAACCAACAAAGCACTGAAAACCTTAGTATTTATCAGGATTTTCTGAAATTACTGCAATGCACGCAATTTTATAGTGATTATGCTTGCTTTTGAGCAGGTTTAAACTCCTTAATCAATGTGTCAATACTGATTATTTTATTCGATTTGCGTTTTGGCAATGATTCGACATAGTGTGTATAAATGTCAAGCGTAGTTGACGGCTTAGCGTGTCCCATTTGTTTTTGCACATAGTGGAGTTCGTGACCTGTATATAACAAATTGGTGGCACAGGTATGCCGGAGTGAATGCGCTGTAAACCTATCAATTACAAACGGCACTCCTTTAGGATCGTACTTACTTTTAGGCTGTCTTTCATAGTCCGAAAAATTGCCGTACTTAATATTAAGATCTGCCATATAGCTGTTCCATAATCGCCGCCACGCTGTATCACTCATCAGAGTACCTTTTGTGGAAGTCACAACAAAATCATCGGGTTTATGCTCAGGTTGCTTTTTCAGAAAGTCAATAAGAATTTTCGGAACATCTGTAACAGTACGCACTCCCGAAATAGTTTTTGCCCCTTGCTCAATATGCGCCTTGCCTTTGGTCACAAGTTTCTGATGAACATCTATTGTTCGTTCGGTTAGGTTTATATCTCGCCATTGCAAGCCGAGGCATTCGCCCAGTCGCAAACCTGCAAACATCATTATCATTGCAGGTAACTGTGCACGGTGTTCTGTTGATACCACCCACAATTGTTCCTGTGCGGTCAATGCTCGTCGTTCTGAGGTTTTTGCGTCACGGGGTATCTCTATGTATTGTGCAGGTGAAAATTCGATTACACGGTTTTCTATGGCATAATTGAACACCTGCCTTACTGCACCACGCCAATCACGCAAAGTCTTTTTTGCGGTTGGCTTGCCTGTGTGTGAATTGCAAGCGTATTCGTCAAGAATTATCTGCTGAAAGTCGGATTTGACAAGTTTGTTAATCGGTCGGTCATTCAGGGCAGAGAAGTGGCTCAGATAAATTGAATAGGTCCTGTACTGCCCCTCGGAAAGTATGGATTTTTTGTAGGCAAGCCACAAGCTAACGAGTTTGCCCCATTTCATTCCTGTGTTTAGTACATCCATACCCTTGCCGATTTGTAACTTGATAAGCTGTGCCTTTTCTTCAACCTCTTTGACAGAGTAACCGTTGACGGTTTTGTATTTGCGTTTGCCGTCCTCGTCTTTGCCAAGATATACAGACTTTTGATAGCGTCCGTCTGCACGCTTTTTAAGTTTTGCTTTTGCCATAATATACACTCCTTTTGCTTAAAAAAGGGTGCAAAAATCCCTTGTGCTTTAAATTACTTGAAAAACACAAGGGATTGTGATACAATTATCTTGCATTAAACTGCATCATCTGCACCCTGTGTAGGTGATTCCGCTCTGACTTGCGCCAACAGGTCAGGGCGGTTTTTTTTATTGCTTTATCAACTCATCAACTGTGACATTGAATATTTCTGATAATTTAATCAAAGTTTCAATTGACGGTTGCATTTTACCTTTTTCATAATTTGAAATTGTTGTGCGGCTAAGGCACAATACCTTGCCCAAATATTCTTGAGTGAATTCTTTATTGGTTCTGAGCCTTTTTAAATTATCACCAAAAGCCATTGTTTACACTCCTTTTTCGTGCTTTTTATTTGAATTGTATATACAAACGGCTGAAAATCATTATAATAAGAATAGGGGGTGAGTTTTATGAAAAAACTAACAAGAAAAATTTATGGTATGCTTTCTTATGTTTTCTTTGTTTTAGCTGTTTTTTCTCTGTTTCTCAATGCTGTATCCCTTGTGACGAACTTCTTTATTAAAGACTTTACAGTTGCTTTGTGGGAAGTTGCGTTTCTTCCGGTCATTATAATTTTTGCAATCAGGCATTATCGTCCAATATATCCTGATTGTCTTGCATAAGACTATTTAAATCTACTATGTTATTATTGATGAGACGAACATCAAGCTTTTGGATAGCTTCCAAGACTTTTTGTTCGTTTTCTTCTGCCATTTTTAATTTATTCAATTCTGCATTTAATCTTTTCTCTTTGATTTCTTCTTCTAACATTTGGTTTGTCAATTGCTTTTCTTTAAGTTCCTCTTTTGTTTTTTCATTTTTACGCTTTAATTCATATGTTTCGTGATTCTGTATTTTGTCCACTACTTTTTTGATAAAATTTATTATTCCGAATGTTCTTATTTCATAGTTTTTAATTTTTATGGAACCACCAAATAAAATTGCATGAGTAATAACAAGTGGAACAACATAATCTTTAAGTATATTTAGTCCATCTAAAATTATCTGAAAAGAAATATCACCCGGTGAATTAAGAGCAGTTCGGACATTCATTTGAGCCGTTTCGTTATACAGCATTTCAGTCACAAAGGTTGAGAATCGATTGAAACTTACTGCGTCAATGCCTTCCTTGTTTTCAATTTTGAATGTTAAAGACAATGTATTCTTAAATATGTAGCACCCATAACAAGCATTTAAAATGAGTTCTGCATATTCGTTTAAAGAACTAAGGCTGTGGTGATTTCCGAAAATAGCTTTTGCAAGGTATGGATTGATACTATGCAAATCAACTACATCAATTATTTCTATTTTTCTTCTTTTTATATAAGGACATGAAACCAGTGAAGTTTTGTGGAAATTTTCTTCGATTTGTGTATGGACTTCAAGTTCTTTAGTTGATGTGAATTCCTCGTTTTTATTTTCGTAATATTCACCTATTTTAGCAAACGCCACGGAGTAATTACCTACTATTACAATAATATCATCCTTTTTTAAGTCGCAGACAAACCTGCGACATTTATTCAGAGATGTAGTAGGGTTCTTTTCGGGATATTTGGATTTTAATTCTTCTTTTAAATCTGGAAATTTAGAATTGTCCTTTAAATGTTCTTGCAAAACTATATTCCAGCCTATGGCTATGTAACTGTCTTTTACAAATTCATCAAAAAATGCACCTTTTTTGGTTCTTAGCATCCAGTAATTTGTATCAGCCTTAATTTCGGGAATGTTTATATATTTTTCTAATTCATTCATATCAAAACCTCTTAAAATTATATATTTATATTGACAAGAAATGTAATAAAATGTAGAATAATTAAGAGGAGTGTAGACTTCTCACTATTCCTATTTTTCCTACCATAGTCGCCGCTATGGTAGGTTTTTTCTTTTGTTTATAAATTCTGCAAATTGCTCCTTTACTTGCCGTTCAAGAGGGTGCAGATAAAAGGCATTTCTGCGTTCGATCTCTGCCATTCGTTCAGCCCTGTAGGTTGCCGCTTCAAAGCTGATGTCGCATAAATCCGATATAGCAACGGCAGTTAATGCTTGCAGTTCGTGAAGGACACAGGCAGGGGCAAGTAAATCCCGAGCGAACACATTTGCCGAATGTTCGGCATCATCAGTTATTAAGAAGCCGTTGCCGTCAGCTTTAAATAAATGCCCTAAGAAAATGTGTCCAAGCTCGTGTGCGATTGTGAATCTGCATCGCTGAGGAGATTGCTCATCAGCATAGACGATGTACAGCTTATCATTTTGCATAAGAGTTGTACCGCTCTCATTTTGGTATAGCAGATTGACCGCCGAATTTTTTAATAAAACAATGTCGGTTTGCTTAGCTATTCGGCTTACCTTAACAGGTAGGCTATTTATATTATAATCAATCAAACATTGCCAAGATGCATTGCGTGCATTTTTATATTGTCCATAATTCAAGTTTTACCACCTCATAGGTATTTTAACCTACGAGGTGTTTTTTTATTATGTACTTATAAATCTGTATCGTCAGGCTCAAACTTACTGAGATCAGGGAGATTAACTATTTCAATTGGTTGACTGTTACCATCACTTCGTGCGGCTTTTACGGTTGGTATCAAAATTTCATCTTCCACACCAAGCAATTTATCAACCGCAGGTTGCATATCAACTTTATTACGATAAGCAATCATAACTTTCTTTTCGTGAGCACTTAGAGAGAAATCGTTATGTTCTTCAATTTTTGATCTATTAGGCAATATATCAAAACCCATTAGCCAAGCTTCATTTACATTTAATGCAAGACCAAGAATAAACAATTTATTTTGTCCGGGTTCAACTTTTCCACTAACATACTGACTTAAATCGTTTTTGTTTAATTTAACACCGTATGCTTCGCAAAAAGGCTTTGCCATATTTAGAATATCAATTTGCTTCAGATTTCTTTCTGACATTATTTGCTTTAATCGGTACGAGGTACTGTATTTTTTCAACTGTATCGCCTCTCTTTGTTTGAATTGTAACACAACTTGAACAAAAGTTCAATAGTTTAATGAAAAAAAGTTCAATTTTTTTGAATTTTAGTATTGACAAGCAAAATATAATGTGTTAAATTGTAATTGTTCAAAGATATTGAACTCCAAGGAGGTGATTTAATGCCATTTGATTACAGTAAGTTAGAGGGATTAGTTAAAGAAAAGTGCCGTACACGCATGAACTTTGCAAAAGAAATGGGGCTGTCAGAACGTAGTATATCTTTAAAAATGAACGGCAAAGTACAATGGAAGCAGAGTGAAATTTGTAAAGCGTGTACGATTTTGCAAATTGACAATGCAAACATACCAGAATATTTTTTTAATTTAGAGGTTCAATTGCATTGAACATTGCCGCCTTATTATCTCAGAAAGGACTGATAAAAATGTACTTTACCAAACAGCAGAAAACAGCGTAGGAATGGAGTGATATAGTGGAAATAACAGTAAAAGGTACATCAAAAGAAATTGCTGACCTTGTATTGCAAGTACAAAGTCAGCAAACAAAAGTAACATCAGTTAATATCTCCAATAGTAACGCCGATGATTTGGTCATAGAATACAACCATAAAAGGCATATGAGTAATTGTATTGGACGATGTTGACCTTATTTTTACATCTTTTAAGATTATGTAACCATCATTACCAACAATTACAGGTTCAGAATCTGTAGAAGAAATATTTTTAAAGTATTCTTCTTTAGTATTATCGCAAATCTTATAGAAAACACTGCACAAAGATTTTTCATCGTCTATTTCCTGCTCAGACGGCACTTTACCTGAAATGATTCCGGCAGAAGTTGTTAATATCAAGTTGTTTTCTTCTAAACCTTCGACTTCCGGGATACAAGACATAGCTATTATTAAACTTTTCTTAAGTGATGAATGATTCATATTAATTTCACCTCGCTTTCTGTATATAGTTAGTGAATTGGGGTTCACCACTAAATATAGTATAACACAAAAGGACTGTGAAATCAATGCACATCAATGAATTTGCTGAAATATTGCTCAAAAGCAGAAAACAGAAAGGCTTTTCGCAAAGTGAGCTTGCTAAGAAATCGGGCTTTACTAAAAGGGCTATTCAGTATTGGGAGAAAGGAAAGAAGAGCATTTCTCTTGAAAATGCCGACAGGCTCTTAACGGCTTTGGGTGTAGAAATCAAGATAGGTAAAACAGAAAGCAGGTGAGAAAATGGCAAAACTTAAACTTATTGATACAAAGGACAAGTTTCTTCTTGAAATTGACGGAACAGAAATTCCGTATGTTACAAGCTATCAGATAACACGAACGGTCAGCGAGGTTGTACTGCTCAAGCTGGCTCTCAGCGTTGCTGATGTTGAATCAGTCGAAATCGTTTCAGACAAAATTACCAACGAAAAATAGGAGGTGTACATATGCCGAGAGAAAGACCTATCGTCAATTGGGATGAAGTGCCTGTGATAATTGATGTGCCATATGTGGCACGGTTGCTTGCTATGAATCCCGACTATGTTACGAGACTTGCAAAAGATAACAAAATCCCTGCTTTTAAGATTGAAAAGCTCTGGCGCTTTAAGAAAAACGAAATTGAACAGTATATGGAGGAACACAGAAATGGATATTATTGCAAACAATCGTGAATATACAGCCTTCAAAGATTTAGGAATAGGCGAAATTTTTGTGCTGATTGCAGACGGCGAATGGTACATTAAGCATCACGATGATTGCGCAGTGCGACTTACAGACGGCGAAACTCTAAAACCGAAATCTGCGTTGCTTCTTTGCGAGAGCAAGGATTGCGTGCTTATGGAAAGGGAAATCTACACAGCATTAACTGAAAAGGAGCGCTATAACAAATGTGGCATTTAAGAAACTACCCAACACGCAGAAAACTACTCAAAGATGTGGAAAACCTCAGAGCAGAGAACAGACATCTTAGCATTGAACTGAGAAACGCAAGAACGGACCTTGCCCTCGAGAAAACAGCGTCGAGCGGTTATAGGCACGAAAACCGCGAGCTAAAACGCAAGCTCAAAACCCTTGAAACGCCTGAATCCGAATCCTTCGGTTTTGAATGTGTGGGTGTTTCAAATGTCAACTGAAAAAGAAAAATCCGCTGAAGCTCTGCAAAGCCTCAACGGATAGCAAGGATATAACAAATATCACCAATTTGATTATATCCTTTCTTACTCAAAAAATCAAGATAAAGGAGTAAAACAGAATGTCAGAAATTAAAATCACGGTAGAAATACCACAGCTTGATGTACTTATCACAGCTATCGAAAACCTTGCAGGTACTACAGGGGAAGAGCCTGTCAAATCAACTGAAACGACAAAAAAGCCTGCCGTAAAGAGTGAACCCACACCGAAACCGCAGGAAAATATTCCGCAGTCCGAGCCTGAAAAGCAGTACACGATTGAAGAGGTGAGAGCGGTATTTATGAAGTGTGCAAAGGCTCACGGTAAGGACGAGGTCAAGAAAATTCTTGCAGAACTCGGAGTAACTAAAGTTACGGAAATCAAGCAGGAAGATTTTGCAAAAGCTGTAAAGGCTGTTGAGGAGGTTAAGTAATGCCTGATATACATGCAAGGCTGTCAGCTTCAGGGGCAAAGAAATGGATTAACTGCCCGGGCTCAATACAGCTTGAGGAAAATTTCGAGGACAAGCCGTCACAGTTTGCCGAGGAAGGCACTAATGCTCATGCTCTCGGTGAAGCAAAAATAAGGCTTGCCACAAAAGAGTACAACCGTACTAAGTATCACAATGCAATCCGCAATCTCGAAATTACCGAAGATATGGAAGATTATGCCGAGAGCTACAAAAACTATGTAATCGAGAGGTACAACTCCGCTTTACAGAAAACTCCCGACGCAATCCTTATGCTTGAACAGAGACTTGATTTTTCAAAGTATGTTCCTGACGGATTCGGCACAGGTGACGCTGTGATTATCGCAGAGGGCAAACTCGAAATTATTGACCTTAAATACGGCAAAGGTGTCGAGGTGTCAGCGGTTGACAACCCACAGCTCAGACTGTACGCATTAGGTGCGTATGAAGCCTTTGATATGCTGTATGGCTTCGATACGGTTGAAATGACTATCTATCAGCCAAGATTAGACAACATCAGTTCAGAGAATATCTCGGTTGCCGAATTACTTGAATGGGGCGAATCTGTTAAGAAAGCCGCACAGCTTGCTAACGATGACAGCGTAATCGAATGTGTAGCAGGCAAGCATTGTGACACGGGATTTTGCAAGGCACGACCTGTTTGCAGAGCCTACGCAGAGGAAAGGCAGAAAATGGCTGTCTATGATTTCAAGCCGCCTGCAATGCTCACGGTTGCAGAGATTGCGGATATTATCGAACAGTCTGCGTCACTCGAAAAATGGGCGAAGCTCGTTTGTGATTATGCACTCGAACAGGCATACAAGCACGGTGTTGAATATCCCGGATACAAGGTTGTTGAGGGCAGAAGTAACCGCAAATACAGTAAACCTGATTCAGAAGTTGCAAAGATACTCACCGACAACGGTTATCAGAAAAGCGACATTCTTGTACATAAGCTGAAAGGCATTACCGACATTGAAAAATTACTCGGCAAGAAAACATTTGCCGAAGTTCTCGGAAGCTATGTAGTAAAGCCTCCGGGCAAGCCGACACTTGTGTGTTCAGAAGATAAAAGGCCTGCAATCAATTCAGCAATGCAGGCACAGGAAGATTTTAAAAACGATATTAAATAATAAGGAGATTAAAAATTATGGCAAACACAAATGTATCAACAAAGGTAGTAACAGGCGAAGTAAGATTTTCATATGTTAATGTTTTTGAACCAAAGAGCATTAACGGAAGTGATGAAAAGTATTCGGTTTCACTTCTCATTGACAAGAGGGACACAAAGACTATCGAAGCAATTGAAAGGGCAATTGAAGCCGCAAAGCAGGCAGGAGTTGCGAAGTTCGGCGGTAAAATTCCGCCCGTGTTAAAATTACCGCTCCGTGACGGTGACACAGAAAGACCTGACGATGAAAACTATGCAGGCAAGATGTTTGTAAATGCAAACTGCAAAACAAAGCCCGGTCTTATCGAAAAGAACGGTATGGAAATCATTGACACAACCGAATTTTACAGCGGTTGTTACGGCAAAGCGTCAGTTACATTCTATGCTTTCAACTCTAACGGCAACAAAGGTATTGCCTGCGGTCTTAATAACATTATGAAAACAAGGGACGGCGAACCGCTCGGCGGCAGATCGAGAGCCGTTGACGATTTTGCGAATGACATCGAAGAGGACGATATTTTCGGATGATACAACTGAGTATTGATATTGAAACATACAGCAGTGTCAATCTCTTAAAATCAGGGGTGTATGCCTATGCAGACGCCCCTGATTTTACAATTCTTCTGTTTGCATATGCCTTTGATGACGAAAATATTAAGATAGTTGATATTGCTTGTGGCGAAAAAATTCCTGACAAGGTACTTTCCGCACTCACAGATGAAAATATTAAGAAAACCGCTTTCAATGCAAACTTTGAAAGGACCTGTCTTGCAAAGTTTCTGAACGCAGAAATGCCGCCCGAACAATGGCGTTGCACAATGATTCAGGCGGCGGAAATAGGTTTGCCGAGGTCGCTTGCAGGTGTAGCAACAGCACTCGGACTTGAAGAACAGAAAGACAAAAAGGGCAGGGCTTGTATTGAATATTTTTCAAAGCCGTGTAGACCAACAAAGTCAAACGGCGGAAGAACACGCAATCTTCCGCAGCACAACATTGAGAAGTGGGAAACATTCAAAAGCTATTGTATTCAAGATGTGGCTGTTGAAAGAAATATAAAAAACAGGCTAAAGGCTTTCCCTCTGACAGAGGGCGAACAGAAATTGTGGGAACTTGATCAGCACATTTGTGACAGAGGCGTTGCAGTCGAAACAGATCTTATAAACAACGCTATAAACTTCGATGCCGACTATCAAAAAACAATGATTGAGAAAGCACAAAAGCTGACAGGACTTGAAAACCCTAAATCGGTTTCACAGCTTAAAGGCTGGCTTGAAACACGCACGGGAGAAACATTTCAGAGCCTTGATAAAAAGGCAGTTAAAAGCCTCTCAGAGCGTACAAACGACTTGCTGGTAAAAGAAGTCCTGCAACTAAGAAAAACGCTGTCAAAGACTTCTACGGCAAAGTATAAGGCAATGCTCGGTGGTTTGTGCGCTGACGGCAGAGTCAGAGGCTTTTTGCAGTTTTACGGTGCAAGCAGAACAGGCAGGTGGGCAGGAAGAATGATACAACCGCAGAACCTTCCGCAAAATCATCTTGAAGATTTGGAACTTGCCCGAAATCTTGTTATGAGCGGTGATTATGAACTGTTTGAAATGCTGTTCGGCAATGTTCCCGATACGCTTTCACAGCTTATCAGAACAGCGCTTATACCTACAAATGGCAGAAGATTTATAGTGTCTGACTTCTCGGCAATTGAAGCAAGGGTAATAGCCTATCTTGCAGGTGAGAAGTGGCGACAGGAAGTTTTCAAGAACGGCGGTGACATTTACTGTGCTTCCGCAAGTCAGATGTTCAAAGTGCCAGTTGTAAAACACGGAATTAACGGACACCTCCGCCAAAAGGGCAAAATTGCAGAACTTGCACTCGGTTACGGCGGTTCTGTGGGCGCACTTAAATCAATGGGTGCGCTTGAAATGGGACTTGAAGAAAACGAATTGCAACCGCTTGTTGACAGTTGGCGAGCAACAAACCCCTGTATTACATCGTTGTGGTACGAGGTTGAAAAGGCGGCTGTGTCAGCGGTAAAAGGTGAACCGCAACAGATTAAATGCGGTATCAAGTTCTCCAGAAAAGGCGGGATACTCTTTATTTCTTTGCCGTCGGGAAGAAATCTCGCCTATGCAAAACCCGAACTTCGGGAAAACAAATTCGGCAGACCTTGTGTAACCTATATGGGAATAAGTCAGACAAGAGGTTCTTGGGAGAGGCTTGAAACATTCGGCGGTAAACTCACCGAGAACATTGTTCAGGCTTTTGCAAGGGATTGTCTTGCGGTTTCAATGCAAAGACTTGAAAGCAGGGGCTTTGAAATAAATTTTCATGTACACGATGAGGTTATTATAGATTGCCCGATTGGTGTTTCATCTGCGGAAGAAATCAGTGCCATAATGGGCGAACCGATAGAATGGGCAAAGGGCTTAGTGCTTAAGGCAGAAGCCTATGAAACACCGTTTTATAAGAAAGATTAAAGAAAGGGGGGAAAAATGGTTGAAAACATATTATATCGCCACGGCTAACGACAGATTTGCAAAGCTGTGGAAGAATACGGAAGTTACATTTGACGAACTTATAAACAGATTAAAAACAACAACCGTAACACCCGAAACAATGGGCGAATTTCGCAATCTGCCAAAGTCCAAACAGGATAACATCAAGGATGTGGGCGGATTTGTCGGCGGCAGACTTAAAAACGGAATAAGACAAAGAGATAAGGTCGAATGTCGTTCCTTGCTCACTCTTGATGCCGATTATGCCACACCCGACTTCTGCGAAAGCATAGATTTGTTTGCAAATTATTCTTACATCATCTATTCAACCCACAAACACACCGCAGAAAAGCCGAGATTAAGACTTGTTATTCCGCTGTCGAGAAACTGTACAGCAGAAGAATATGAAGCTGTTGCAAGAAAAATAGCCGATGAAATAGGAATTGACCAATTTGATGATACAACATATCAGCCGCAAAGACTTATGTACTGGTCAAGCACAAGTATTGACGGCGAATATGTGTTTAAATATTCGGTCAGAAATCCGCTTGATGTTGACGGTGTGCTTGCACGATACAACGATTGGCGCAATGTTAATGAATGGCATTTTTCAAGCAGGACCGTAAAACAGAAAGACCGATTGCTGAAAAAGCAGGAAGATCCGACAACTAAGAAAGGCGTAATAGGTGCGTTCTGCCGTTGCTACGATATTCACACGGCAATAGCGGAGTTCCTGCCTGATGTATATGTAAAATGCAGTGCCGATGACAGATATACCTATGCAAACGGCAGTACAGCGTCAGGTCTTGTTGTGTATGAGGACGGCAAGTTCGCATACTCAAACCACGCAACAGATCCCGCTGGCGGACAGCTTTGTAATGCTTTTGACCTTGTGCGAATACATAAATACGGCAGTCTTGACGATGACGCAAAGCAGGGAACACCTACATCAAAATTACCCTCATACATTGCTATGCAGGAATTTGCGTCAAATAATAAAGCGGTCAGATTGCTGTTGCACAAAGAAAGAGAGCAGTCCTGCCTGTCGGATTTTGAGGGTGATATCGAAAGCGAGAACGACGATGACTGGGTGCTTGAACTGGCAACGGACGGCAAGAGCAACAACCTGCCGACAATTGACAACTGTATGAAAATCTGCCAAAAAGACAAAAGATTGAAAGGCAAGATAGCCTACAATACATTTACAAGGCGACATACTGTTTTAGGTGCAATGCCGTGGAACAGCGAAAGTGAAAGTCGTGACTGGACCGATGTTGATGACGCAGGACTTCGCCATTACATTGAAAATCTGTACGGCATTAAGAGCAAGGCGGCTATTACAGATGCTTGGTCACTTGTGAGTATGGAAAACAGCTACAACCCTGTTTATGACTATCTCACAAGTCTTAAATGGGACGGAATAAAAAGGCTTGAAACTTTCTTTGTTGATTACCTTGGAGCGGATAACAACGAATACACGAGAGCGTCAACACGAAAAACTCTTGTTGCAGCAGTCGCAAGAATAATGAATCCGGGCATTAAGTTTGACACGGTTCTCACACTTGTAGGCTCTCAGGGTTGCGGTAAAAGTTATTCGATAAAAAGGCTTGGCGGCAGGTGGTTCAGCGACACCCTGACAACCGTACAGGGTAAGGAAGCATACGAGCAGTTGCAGGGCTTTTGGTTAATCGAAATAGCCGAACTTGCGGCACTCAGAAGAAACGAGGTTGAAGCGGTAAAGCACTTTACCGCAAAATCCGAGGACGCTTACAGAGCCGCATACGGACATCATACCGAAGTCAGAAAAAGGCAGTGTATTTTCATCGGCACAACAAATCAGCATGAGTTTCTCCGTGACCAAACGGGCAACAGGCGATTTCTGCCGATTGATGTTCACCCTCACAGAGCTACAAAAAGTGTATTTGAGGACCTCACGGATTATGAGGTGGATATGATATGGGCGGAAGCTGTTGAACTGTATAAGAACGGCGAAAAGCTGTTTATGGATACCGAAGAACTCAGAACGCTTGCTGAAGCCGAACAGAACAGACATTTTGAAGAAAGTCCGCTTACGGGTGATGTTGTTAAGTACCTCAATACCTTACTTCCTGATGACTGGAACAAAATGCAACTTTACGAACGCAGAAATTATCTGAATGGCTATGAAATGGGTGCAGAGCAGAACGGTACAAATCAGCGTAACCGTGTGTGTCCGCTTGAAGTGTGGTGCGAAGCATTCGGCGGTGACCGCAAAGATTTCACCTATCAGAAAAGCAAAGAAATTAAAGACATTATTATGCGAACAGGTGAATGGGAGCCAATGAGTACAAGTCGTTTTGGTGACTTATACGGAACACAAAGAGGCTTTAAAAGAAAAATGTAAACAGTTTTTTGAACAGACTGTTTACAAAAAAATGGCTTTAGAAAGCCGTTTTTGCAGGATTGTAAACAATGTAAACAGTTTTTATGTGTAAGTATAGTCAAATAAAGAAATTTTAGAAATCAATAAATAGCATTGTATTCTTAAAATCCTATATTCGCCTATACTTTATGGAAAACTTGTAACATTGTTTACAAATCCCTGAAAAGCCAGTAAATAAGCGAAGTTTTGTGTAAACACTTTTTAAACCGAAAATTAAAATTAAGGAGAAATTTAAGAAATGAAAGAATCAAGTGTTGAAAAATACTTAAAAGATAAGATAGAGCAACACGGCGGTGTATGTCTTAAATTCAATTCTGCGAGTATGCGAGGTGTGCCGGACAGAATTTGTATGTTGCCGAACGGCAGAATTTTCTTCGTTGAACTTAAAGCAAAAGGAAAAAAGCCAAGGCCTGAGCAGATGAGAGTTCATAAACTTTTCAGAAATATGGGGCAGAGAGTTTATGTGTGCAACAGCAGAGAAAGTGTGCAGGAGGTGATCCATTTTGAGATTTATTCCACACAAATACCAAAAAATGGCAATTGAGAAAATTCTCACCACGCCGAGGTGCGGACTGTTTCTTGATATGGGACTTGGCAAAACAGTTATAACGCTGACCGCAGTTGAAGAACTCATATACAACAGTTTTGAAATTTCAAAGGTCCTTGTCATAGCACCGCTGAGAGTTGCGGAAGATACTTGGACAAGAGAGTGCGACAAGTGGGAACACTTGAAGTGCTTGAGGATTTCAAAAATTCTCGGAACACCCAGACAACGCAGACTTGCGCTTGCACAGGACGCAGATATCTATGTTGTCAATCGTGAAAATGTTGTGTGGCTTACGAACGAACTTTCAAGTATAGGCAACGGCTGGATGTTTGATATGGTTGTTATTGATGAGCTGTCAAGTTTTAAATCTTCAAAAGCACAGCGGTTCAGAGCCTTGCGTAAATACATAACCCGAAGTAAAAGGGTTGTAGGTCTTACCGGTACACCCGCACCGAACGGACTTATAGATTTATGGAGCCAGGTTTATCTGCTTGACAGCGGAGAGCGACTTGGTAAAACTGTTACAGGCTACCGTGAAAGGTATTTTACACCAAATCAGCGTAATCAGACTACAATTTTTAATTACAAGCTGAAAGAAAATGCCGAACAGTCGATTATGAGTAAAATTTCAGACATCTGCATTTCAATGAAAGCAGAAGATTGGCTTGATATGCCTGAACGAATGGATCGTGTGGTGTCGGTTAAGATGTCACCAAAACAGCTTGCTGATTATGAACAGTTTGAAAAAGACTGCTATATGCAGTTTGCAGAGGGTGAAGTTACCGCCGCAACTGCCGCAACGCTTACGAATAAACTTCTTCAGTACAGCAACGGTGCAATGTATATGAGCAACGGTGAATATGCGATAACAAACGAACAGAAACTTGACGCACTCGCAGAAATTCTTGATACATCCAACGGACAACCTGTTTTATGTTTTTACAGTTTCCGTCACGACCTTGAAAGAATTATGAACAAATTCAATTTTGCCAGAAAACTTGAAAGCTCTACCGATATTGAAGATTGGAACAACGGCAAAATCCCGTTGTTGCTTGCACATCCTGCCGGAGCGGGTCACGGTCTGAATTTGCAGGCAGGCGGAAACATCATCGTGTGGTACGGTTTGACTTGGAGTTTGGAACTGTATCAACAGGCGAATGCAAGACTTTACCGACAGGGACAGCAGAACACTGTTGTAATTCACCACCTTATCACCGAGAACACCTGCGATGAGCGTGTCTATGAATCCTTGCAGGGCAAAGCAAATGTACAAGAAGATTTGTTAAAATCCCTGAAAGCGAAATACGGAAAGGAGAGCAAACGATGAAAGCAAGAATATCACCTAAGATTCCGAAACAGCTTAAACAGGAAGCTGAACGGATTGCAAAAAGCGCATATGAACAGATCCGAGAAAAAGAAAACAAAGACATCACACGCAGAATATTTAAAACAATGCTGTATGCTTTGTATAAAGATTTCGGCTTTGGTCGTGGCAGATGTGCAAAGGCTTTGAAGTCGATGACCGAGATAATTGAACACTCCGACACCGACGAAGTGTTTTGGGAGCATATCGACAGGGTTATCATCGACAAGCTGAAACTTGAATTTGACAAACGGGACTATACCGACAATGGAAAAGTTGTAAATTACGAGGAGAGTGATAGAAATGAAACTCAGACAGGAAATCAATAACACCCGTGATATGATTGACGGTGAACTCAATCGCATTATGATCACAGATGATATCGAAGAGATAAGAGGGTTGACATATTATTTATTTTGCAACATAAATAACCTTATCCGCAAGAATCAACAAAGAATTGCCGAATCATTGAGAGGTGAAGAAAATGATTGATTGTTGGAATCAGCCGATTGAGGAGAGTGAGAAAAATGGCATTTCCTGAAAAGCTAAAATCTTTAAGATTAAAGCACAAACTAACGCAAACTGAGTTAGGCAAAAAACTGTATGTAAGCAGAAGTACGATTTCTAATTACGAGAAAGGAGAGTTTGAACCTAACATTCAAACTCTAATCGAAATGTCAAAACTCTTTAATATTCCAATTGACGAACTGCTGAAATGAGGTGAAAAGAAAATGGATAATAAATTAAAAATCCGTGATATTTGCGGTGACTATGCTTTGGATATACCGTTCGCAGACGGTAGTGTAAACACGATATACTTTAATTCAAAACGAAATGCCGAAACAGTTAAGCATATTATCGAAGTTGATGATAGTAAACCTAATAATGCTACGGTGTGTGAAATGGAAGAAATCAAGCACGGAAAGTGGGAATACGACAGCGGGGATGTCGGCTATACAAATTATTTATGTTCTGAGTGTAAAAATTTTCTCACTTTTTACGAGGAGATTGATTTGTATCCATATTGCCCTTACTGTGGGGTAAAAATGGATAAGGAGTGAAAGCAATGACAAGAAATGAACTTGAAAGGTATTTAGGCAGATGTGTGACAATTACTCTTTTGGATAACACTGTAATTGAGGGTACTTTACATAAGACGGGTGAAAAAGCCTTTGAAAACGACACTAATTTATCAGTACCGGTTAATTTTTATTTTTGCATTGATGTAAATAATAAAGTAGTTAAAAATACCGCATTCAGAGTATCACACATCCGGAGAATCAGTTGCTGTGAAAAGTTAAGAATGACAAACTTTGAAAAAATAAAATCGATGAACAAAGAGCAGATGACAGACTTTATATTTCACGCATTATACGATGATATTTGCGATTACTGCGAAAATTGCGGTAATCCTTGCAACGGAGATGAAGATTGTCTTGAAAACGAAGAAATTATTAAAAAATGGCTTGAAAGCGAGGTAGAAGAATGAGAGGCATTAAAAATATCACCGTTAATTACGATAACGGCGAAATAGAAACCTTAAATAAAGGTGTAGTTGTTGGTTTTGATGAAATCGACAACGAAGAAGAAACTATCAAGGTCAGCTATCGTATGTGCGATATTAAAGGCAATGATTTGTATTTGATTGTAAACGCTGTTATTGCGTTGGCGCAGGAACTTGGTATGCTTGACGAGGAGGAGCGTGATATAGATTGACAGTTAAAGATTATTTATATTCGGTTAGGGTTTCGGATAAGCTGATCAGAACGAAAGAACACGAGCTGTCGAAACTTAGGCTGAATATTGCACAAGTATCGGTTAAGCAGAACGAGCCTGTTAAGACATCGGGAGTGAATGACCCTATGCGGATTGTTGACAGGATTGCAGACCTGCGGACTGAAATCAATCGGGAAATTGACAATCTTGTGCGGTTGAAAACTGAAATCCGCAGTAAAATCAACGCACTTGACGATTACCGTTACATTGCAATTTTGACCGAGTATTACATAAATTGTCAGAGGTGGGAGGATATTGCCGAGAGTATGGAAATGAGCGTAAGGCATACCCTGAGATTGCACGGTGAAGCGTTACAGGCGTTCCGAAAAAAGTTCGATTTCTCGTAAAATTATTTTGAAATGTCATTGAATGTCACCCTTACCCTGCGTATAATGGTATTATGAAAGTTTGACAAACAGGACATATGCGAAACTCTCCTAGGTTAAAAAAATTGCACAGACCGCTCATAGTTCCAGCTGTGGGCGGTTTTGTGTTGTGAGGGAAAATCAGATAAAAGAGGTGAGGTGATTGCCCAATGAGAAAAATTTAATACCGTTTACATCTGACCAAAGCCATGATGAAGCCGTGAAAAACGGAGCAAAGGGCGGTAAGGCTTCGGGCAAGTCACGCCGCCGTAAAAAGAGTATGAAACAGGTTATGGATATGTTACTTTCGTTGCCTGCCAACACTCCTGCTGACTGGGAAATGCTTATTGATATGGGAATTAATGTTGATGAGATTGACGAAGATTTGGTCAATAATTTGCTCGTTGTAAATGCGGCACTTCTAAAAAAGGCTAAAACAGGTGATGTTAATTCTATTAAGGAATTAAGAAATATTATCCGTGACAATATTTTTGAAAATCATAAAATCAAGCTCGACAATGCCTATCTCGACATTGAACGCAAAAAGGCTGAACCGCCAAAGAGTGACGGTTCGGAGTACAAAGGAATACCGGCTAATATGGTTGCACCGTCGTTTTCGTCGGTGCTTTTTGATATTGAGGGTAAAGAACATTCGGAATATGTTTTCCCCGGCGGAAGAGGTTCAACAAAATCGTCTTTCGTCAGTCTGAATGTTATTGATTTGCTTATGAAGAACGAGGATATGCACGCCTGTATTTTTCGTCAGGTAGCCGACACTCTGCGCAGTTCGGTGTATCAGCAGATTTTGTGGTCAATCTCTGCTCTCGGTCTTGAAAGCGAGTTTAACTGCACCGTGTCACCTCTCGAAATCACGAGGGTAAGCACAGGACAGAAAATATACTTCCGTGGAGCAGATGATCCGGGCAAGATTAAATCAATCAAAGTACCGTTCGGCTATATCGGCGTTTTGTGGTTTGAAGAACTTGACCAGTTCACTGGCGAGGAAGCTGTCAGAAAGATTGAACAGTCGGTGATTCGTGGCGGTGACACGGCTTTTAAATTTAAATCGTTCAACCCTCCGAAATCTGCACAGAACTGGGCAAACAAGTATATTAAAATTCCCCGTCAAGACAGGCTTGTTATTGAGAGTACATACCTTACAGTACCGTCAAAATGGCTCGGAAAGCCGTTTATAGATGACGCAGAGTTCCTGAAAGAAACAAACCCTACCGCCTATGAAAACGAGTATATGGGCATTGCTAACGGCACAGGCGGCAATGTATTTGATAATGTTGTTATTCGTGAGGTCACAGATGACGAAATTCAGACCTTTGACAGATTTTACAGAGGAGTTGACTGGGGCTGGTATCCTGATCCGTTTGCCTATGATTGTATGACTTATATTCCAAGTCAACACAAGCTCATTATTTTTGACGAGGAACATTGCAACAAAAAAAGCAACAGGGAAACAGCCGAATTGCTCAGAACTAAGCACGGAGTTACAAGCAATGATTTGATTACTTGCGACAGTGCAGAACAAAAGTCAGTCGGCGATTACAGGGCTGACGGTTTAATGGCTCGTTCGGCAGAAAAAGGACCCGGTTCGGTTGTTTACTCGATGAAGTGGTTGCAGTCTTTACGGGAGATTGTGATTGATAACACACGCTGTCCGCATACTGCACAGGAGTTTCTCGACTATGAATACGAGCGTGACAAGGACGGCAATGTTATCAGCGGTTATCCCGATAAGGACAACCACCATATTGACGCTGTCAGATATGCAATGAACAGAGTATGGAAACGCAGAGGTGAATAATGGGACTTATAGATTTTTTGAAAGGAGTGTGGAGGCGAATGTTTCCGCTTGAAAATATTCGGCAGGCGCTTAATTTACGGCTTGCGATTACAGCAGAAATGCAAAAGGCTATCGGCATATGGCAAAACTGCTATGTCGGCAAAGCTCCGTGGCTTGATGAAAATGTCATTAGTTTGAGGCTTGAGCAGTCAATCACAAGGGAGTTTGCTAACATTACGCTTAACGAAATGACGGTGAACATTTCAAATGAAACGCTGTCAAAATTGTTTGAAACTGCAACCGAGGAGCTTAATTCGGAGTTACAGTCAGGTCTAGCAACAGGCGCAATGGTCATCAAGCCTTTGGGCGGTGACAGGGTACAATATATCTCGGCAAATGCTTTTGTGCCGATTGAGTTTGACGCAAAGCACAGGCTTGTAAAGGTCATCTTCCCCGAATTTAAGAAAATCGGTGACAACTACTACACAAGGCTTGAATATCACAGCCTTGACAAGGACAAGGGCTTGACTGTCACTAACACGGCTTATCGCTCGGCATCACCCGAGGTTCTCGGTACTGAAATTCCTCTCGCTGTCATTGACGAGTGGGCAGACTTACCGCCTGCGGTCACATACCCCGATATGAAAAGACCTGCGTTCGGTTATTTCAGAGTGCCGATTAAAAACACGGTTGACGGCTCATCATGCGGTATGTCGATTTTTGACAGCGGACTTGAAATCATTCAGAAAGCCGATGTGCAATTTGGACGGCTTGACTGGGAATTTGAAAGCGGAGAGCGTGCGATTCATGTTGATTCTGCCGCATTAAAGGACGGCAAAGCCGACAGACTTAACAGGCGTTTGTACCGTGCCGTTGATGTGGATCTGGGCGACGAAGAACTGTTCAAGGACTTTTCACCTGCGTTCCGACAGTCCGACATTACGGACGGCTTGAATACATATCTGCGTATGATTGAATTTGCGGTCGGTCTTGCATACGGTGACCTTTCAAACCCCGAAACAGTCGCAAAGACTGCTACGGAGATTAAGTCGGCTAAGGACAGAAAGTACAATACCGTGTCGGCAATTCAGAAACAGCTTCGCTATTGCCTTGATGATTTGGTGTATGCTCTTGCCTTTTACAATTCGCTGACAACAAGCGGTTATTCGTTTGTATGCGATTTCAAGGACAGTATTCTGACCGATGAAGAAACCGAACGCAAACAGGATATTCAGGACTTAAACCTTGGTATTATGCGACCTGATGAGTACCGTATGAAATGGTATGGAGAGGACGAAAAGACAGCGAAAAAGAATCTTCCGCAGTCCTCTGAGGTTATCGAATAATGTTCACTCCGACTGAAATTGAGGCTTTGCCCTCGGCTATGGAACAGTTGTACCGCAGTTTACAGTTAAATATTATGTCCGACCTTACGGAGCGTTTGAAAGCTAACGGTGAGGAGATAACCTCTGCCGCTGATTGGCAGATAAACCGCTTGTATGAATTGGGCGTGAGTAAGGATGAAATAGACAGCCTTATTCAAAGCACGCTTAATGCGTCTGACGATGAAATCGACAGAATCTATAACGAGGTTGTACAGTCGGGATATGCAAGAAACGAGGAGCTTTATACAGGCAAGGGCAAAGAGTATATTCCTTATGCGGAAAACGGGCAACTGCAACAGCTTGTAAAGACGGTCAAAAATCAGACAAAATCGGAGTACAGGAACATTACAGGCTCACTTGGATTCGCCGTGAGAAATGCCGACAATACGCTGTCATTTACTCCGCTTGCGGACTTTTACCAACGCACTCTTGACAACGGACTTATGCAGATTGCAAGCGGTGCGGTTGATTATAACACAGTCCTTAAAAAAGCGGTTAAAGCTATGACCGACAGTGGATTGCGTACCGTTGATTATGCAAGCGGTTGGAGCAATCGTGTTGACGTGGCGGCACGCAGGGCGTTGATGACAGGCTTTAATCAGGTTGTCGCAAAGGTCAACGAGGACAATGCCGAACAGCTCGGCACGGAATATTTCGAGGTCAGCTATCACCGTGGTGCAAGACCGACACATCAGGTGTGGCAGGGCAGAGTGTACAGCAAAAAGGAGCTTGAAACCGTCTGCGGTCTTGGTACAGTAACGGGTCTTTGCGGTGCGAATTGCTATCACAGCTATTCGCCGTTCATCAAGGGCATTGATACCCCGACATACAGCAAAGAAGAACTTGACCGTATGAACGAGGAAGAGAACACGCCGAAAGAATACAACGGCAGACAGTACACGGCATATGAGGCACAGCAGAGGCAAAGACAGCTTGAAACTGCAATGCGTGCCGACCGACAGAAGATTGAACTGCTCACACAGGGCGGTGCCGATGACGACACAATCACAGGCGCAAAGGCAAAATACTTTCAGCGACAGGACGAATATGTAAAGTTTTCAAAAGCTATGGGACTTCCCGAACAATGGGAAAGAATAACCGTTGACGGCAAAAATGCTTTAGGCTCAAAACTCCCGAAAAAGGCAGAGAGTGTTAATAAAATCACCGCTGAATCTGTTGCAAAATCGGGTGAAAGTGGTATAATAAAAGAGAAAAGTAAAAAGCCTATTACTCCGATAACCGATAAAGCTATCAGTTGTATTCCTAAAGTTGATATTGAAGGTTATACAGAAGAGCAGTGTTTGGAAATTCAAAAACAACACAAGGAGCTTTTGAAAATTTCAAAAGAACAAAATGACAATAAAGAAGTTGCCTTCGTATTAAAAAATGATGTGTCCAAAATGATTACAGAGCCTATTAAAGGAACTGATGAAAAAATAGATTTTGGATCAGCACTTCAAGGCAAAGATTTATTTGTTATGCACAATCACCCGAGAAACAGCAGTTATTCTTTAAATGATATTATCGAATTTATTAAGAATGATAGTATAAAAACATTTACTATTGTGAAAAACGATGGCAACATTGAAGTATTAACAAAGTTGAAAGGATACGACAGACTATCACTTTTAACAGAGTTACAACGAATGGGAAAAAAGAGGATAAAAACAGGTTCTGATAGTGAATACAGAAAGGTTATTGATAAATTTTTAAGTAAACATCAAGAAGGAGGTTTATTTGAATGGAAGAAATAAATAAATCTGTTTTAGATGGTTCTAACGAAGAAGCTTCAAAACGTCTTGACGAAATAATTAAAGAACTTGAAAAACAAAGAAACAAAAGCTAACCGCTCCGTAAAAAGGGCGGTTTTGTTGTTTAACTTGCCGAGAATATGTTCAGAGCAAGGAAAACGGCTTGTTCACGGTATTGCTTAACTTGCCTGTAACTTACCAAGACAAAACTAAATACATCAAATCAGCACTTTGAGAAATCAGAGTGCTTTTTTATTATTAATCAAAGAAAGGTTTGATACTATGAGAAAAAGAATTTTAGCAATTGTACTTATGGTAGTTATGATTGCAACAACCGTACTGGTTACTGTGGGCTGTACCGAGGCAACGCAGGTATCGTACAATGTTTCGCAGGAAGCAGACAATTTCAATGTGATACGCAGGCTTACGGTTATTAACACAAGAACCGATAAGCCGTCATTTGAACTTGTTGCCGCTTTTTCATTACAGGTCGATAATGACGATAACCAAATTGAGGTTGTCTGCGAAACGGGCAAGGGTGAATACAAAAAGCATATCATAGGTCTTAATGATGAAACTATGTATGTTGTAGAGGACATAAGCGGTGCAGAAGTGGACAAATACCGTTATGAAATTAACTTCCTGCCTAAACAGATTTTGCCGATTACATTTAAGAGTAAAGATTAACAGTTAAACCCGTCGATTTCGACCAGTTTAAAATATTGAAAAGGTGGTGACAGAATGAAAATCAGAGTAACAACAGCATTTAATGACAGGCAGAACGGCTATGTAACCCGACCTGTGAATGAAGTTTTTGAATGCTCCGAGCAGAGAGCAAAGGAACTCATTGACGGCGGTTTTGCAGAAGAGGTCAAGTCTGACGCTCCCAAAAAGCCGAGAGCCAAAGCAGTTAAAACAGAAAAAACAGATTAAGCGCCCTTGCATTTGATTGCATAGGTGCTTTTATTTTACCATGCCGTAGGTTATAACGGCTGAATTTCTACCGCAGGCAAAGCGGAATACAAGCTATGCAGAAAGGATTTACTATGAAGAATATACACACACTTCTCTCCGAAATCGGCTTTACAGTTCCCGAAGATAAAAAGGTAGACTTTGAAAAAGCCTTTGCGGATAATTACAAAACCGTGTCAGAGGTTGAAAAGCTCCGCACATCAAGGGACAACTACAAGTCACAGCTTGAAACTGCGCAGACTGCACTCAAAAAGTTTGAGGGTGTCAATGTGGATGAGCTCAAGGGCGAAATCAAAAAGCTCAACGGCGAACTTGAAACAAAGGAAAACGAGTATCAGATAAAAATTGCCGATATGGAGTTTAACTCTGTTCTTGACACCGCTGTTTCAAAGAGCGGTGCGAAAAATGCAAAGGCTGTCAAGGCTCTGCTTGACCTTGAAAACCTGAAAACATCTAAAAATCAGGCAGATGACATCAAAAAGGCTCTCGAACAGGTTAAGTCCGAAAACGGCTATATGTTCGGGTCTGATGAGCCTTTTCAGAATCCTGTCGGTGCAACCGATACAGGTAACGGCGGTACAGGCTCAAATCCGCTTGCGTCAATGCGTGCGGCTATGGGACTTTCTGCCGAAAAGAAATAATTTTATTAAATCTATGAGGTGATTTTATTATGGCAAACACAATTGCACTTTTTAAGCAGTACACAGCGTTGCTTGATGAGGTCTATAAGCAGTCGGCACTCACAAGCAAAATTGACGGTGCGTCAGACCTTGCAACACAGGGCGCTAACGCAAACGAGCTTATCATTCCGATGCTCACAATGGACGGTCTTGCAGACTACTCACGCAACAGCGGTTATGTTGACGGCGATGTTGAGCTTACGAACGAAACCGTGAAATGTAACTTTGACCGTGGCAGAATGTTCACGGTTGACACAATGGATAATGCAGAAACGGCAGGCATTGCATTCGGCAGACTTTCGGGCGAGTTTATCCGCACAAAGGTTGTTCCCGAGCTTGACGCTTTCCGCTTTGCAAAGTATGCCGGTACAAGCGGTATTTCGTCCGTGAGTGCAACTCTCACAACAGGCGAAGAGGTTGTAAAGGCTCTCCGCACAGCCTCAACAAAAATGGATGAGGACGAAGTTCCTTTCGAGAACAGACACCTTTTCATCACATCACCGCTTTACGGTCTTGTGCAGGATCTTGATACAACAAAGTCAAGGGAGGTTCTCAGCCGTTTTGCAGATACCACACTTGTGCCACAGTCAAGATTCTATACAGCAATTGAACAGCTTGACGGCACATCCTCAAGCAAGGAAAAGGGCGGTTACAAAAAGGCGACTTCGGGCAAGAATATCAACTTTATGATTATTCACGGCTCTGCTCCGATTCAGTTCACAAAGCACCTTGACACAAAGGTTATTGAGCCGTCAGTTAATCAGAGTTCTGACGGTTGGAAGTTTGGTTATCGTATGGTCGGTATTGCCGATGTTTACGAGAATAAAAAGGCAGGTATCTACTGCCATTCAGCCGTAGAGGCTTAAAGGAGTGTTACTATGACCGCTTATGCCGATGAAGGCTATTACATCTCTGAATATCTCTGTGGCAGAAAGGCGGTCATTGTTTCCGCCTTTGATTATTATGCACGCTCTGCAACCCTGCTCATTAAGGCATACACAGGCGAAAATGTTGACGGGATCAATATTCCCGAAAGCGTAAAACTCTGCTGTTGTGAGCTTGCAGAGCTTGTATATAACGATGAAAAGCAGTCCGCAAATTCAGGAATTTCATCCGCAAGCGTCGGTGATGAATCCGTAAGCTATGTGTCCGAAGAAGAGCGTAAAACCGCCCATAAAAAGGCTGTCAGACACACAATTTACAAGTATCTTGCCGACACCGATTTGCTGTACAGAGGTGGTCGCAGATGATTATTACCCCTGAAAGCTCCTGCACAATCTACAGATTCAATGGCTCAGGCTATGACCGATATTTTATTCCCGAATGTCATTGGCAGGAGAACAAGGCTCGCAATGTGCTTAAAAGCGGAATGCAGAACGCTGACAGCGTGACGGTGTATATTCCGATTGAATCCGCAGTACTTTTGCCCGACTTTTTAAAGCCGAGCGAAAACCTTTTTGCAGGTCAGCTCTGCACCCCTCAGAACAGCGCACAGGACATTATTATTAAGGGCGAGAGTAATTTTACCTTTGATAATTCAAACCCTCAGAGCGTGTCACAGAGCCTTAAAACGCTAAAGCAAAAACACAGGTGCTATGCGGTTATGTCGATTGATGAAAAGCTCTACGGCGTAACCGATTTACAGCACATCAAAATTTCGGCGAGGTGATTGCATGAAGATTGTTCAACCGCCCGATTTTGTCATCAAGTCAAAAAACGGTACGGCAGGTTTCCTCTGGGATAAAAAGTTTGCAGTCCGCAAAAATGCCGATGTGTTAAAGGTGCAAAAGTATGTTGACAGCACGGTTTTACGATTGATGAAACCCTATACACCGTTCAGAAACGGCGTGCTTGAAAAGTCGGCAACCCTCTCAACGGTTATAGGTTCGGGCGAAATTCATCAGAACACACCGTATGCGAGGTATCTCTACTACGGCAAGGTTTACGGTCCTAATATCCCGATTAAGGAAAACGGTGTTATTGTGGGCTATTTCAGCCCTAAAGGACAGAAGAAACACCCCACAGGTAAAATGCTTGTTTATTCTCGGGCAAAGCACCCTCTTGCCGGCAAGATGTGGTTTGAACGAATGAAAGCCGACCGTAAAAAAGAGATTTTACAGGGTGCTGCTAAAGTGGCAGGAGGCACGGCAGAATGAACATAATTGAACTTATGCAGAGCATTGTGATGAGCTTTCCAAAGCTGAACGATTTTCTGCACATTGACTACACAACTCCCGACACCGACAGCTACGGCTTATCTCCGACAGGCGATACGCTGATTAAATCCGATGTTCTCGGTAATCAGGAGCGACAGCACACATTCATCTTGTACGCTGTTTATCAGTCGGTTAATGACTATGACCGACTTGCCAACAGCGGACTTATTAACGAGTTACAGCTGTGGCTTGAAAAACAGGCAAAGGGGCAAACGCTGACAGTAACGGTTGGCAACAATGAGCTTGCAGGTACGCTCACAAAAATAACCTGTTCAAATGGTATGCTTTATGACATACCCGACAGCAATTTAATTGGTAATGTAATGTATCAGTTACAGATTACCGCAGATTACAAAATCGAAAGTGAGGAATTTTAATTATGGCAACAACACCCGATATCGGTAAACTCAAAAGAAGTTATCTTATGCACTACATTGACGCTTCGTTCGGCACAGGCGAAACCCCTAAGTGGTTTTTGATTGGTCGTGACATCGAGGATATGTCCGTTGAACTCAACCCTGACACAGAAACAGTCAAGAACATTCTTGATGAAACGGTTGTAAACGATAACGGCTATGAACCGTCAATTGACGCAGACACTTATTACGCAAACACAGGCGATGCAATCTATGAAAAGATTAAGGATATTGCAATGAACCGCCTTACAGGCGACGACTGCAAGACTGCAATTCTTGAAGTCCTTGTTGATAAGAAGACGGGTCCGTATGACGCTTGGACTGAAACCTGTATCGTAAAGCCACAGTCCTACGGCGGTGCTCAGGGCGGTGTGAACATTCCGTTCAACATCGCATTTAACGGCGACAGACAGCAGGGTACAGCTACAATTGAGAAGAAAGTGCCGACCTTTACCGCAACGGTTTAATCTTTGGGGAGGGATTGATTTATGCAGAAACTTGTTTTTGACAGAGGTTACAAGGAGTATCAGATTGGCGATGACGAAAACGCAGTAATCCGTATCAACACCACGGATGTGGGCATTCTTGCAAGGCTCAACAAGGCAGTCAAGAATATTGAGCAGATTCAGAAGAAGTATGAAAACGCTGAAAAAGCTGAAAACACAGACGCAATTCAGCTTATCACCGAGTGCGACAGGGATATCAGAGAGCAGATTAACTACATTTTCGGTTCGGATGTCTGCTCGGTTGCCTTTGGTGAAATTAACTGTCTTTCACTTGTGGGCGGTAAGCCGATTTTTGAAAACTTCCTTGAAGTGCTTATTCCTGTTATGCAGGCTGATTTTGAATCGGCACAGAAAATTTCCGATGAGAAAGTCGGCAAATACACTTCACAGGTGAAAAAGTAATGCTTGAACTGTTGCCGAAAAGCCTTGAGGTTGACGGCAGAAACTACGAAATCAATTCCGACTTCCGTTTTGCTCTGCTGATTTTCAAAGCCTATGCAGACGATGATCTGAACGATTTTGAAAAATGCCGAGTGTGTGTCGAGTGCCTTTACAAGGAGATTCCCGAAAATTACCAAAAGGCACTTGACAGGGCAACTTGGTATCTTGACGGCGGAGATATTCCGCAGGGCAAACAGCTCCCCGTCCGTGTGCTTGATTGGGAACAGGACGGACATATAATCTTCCCAGCTCTCAATAAGGTTGCAGGAGTGGAAACACGCACAGTCGATTATATGCACTGGTGGACTTTTCTCGGCTTGTTCAATGAAGTGGGTGACGGCTTGTTTACACAGGTGATTTCAATACGCACCAAAAAGGCAAAGCATAAGAATCTCGACAAAACCGAACGGGATTTTTACAGCGAACATAAAGAACTTATAGACCTAAAACCCAAACTCACAGCCGAAGATAAAGAAGAACTTGACTTCATAAATTCGCTTGTGTAGTGTAGTATCTTATCACATATTGTTGACATTCTCTAAATATTAGTGTATGATTAAGTAAAAACTATATTGTTTTAACATTTAGGAGGATAAACAATGAAAAAACTCATAGCGTTAGCATTAACCGCAGTTTTTGCAGTATCGCTTGTTGGTTGCGGTACAACAGCGGAAAGCAGTTCAAACACCGATATAAAGGTTGAAACCACAGAACCTGTGACGACAGAAATTCCCACAACGGTGCAGGAAACAACAAAGGCAGAGTACGATTTAGCTATCGAAAACACCTTAAAAGATATTAAATACTGTACTCCGTCACAGTTTGAAACAAAAGGTACAAGCGGATTGATTTTTAATCACAAAAGTCCAGAAAATGATAATCTTCTTGTAAGTTATACGGAATTGAGTGATGATATTCTTTTATACACCGAATCGCAGGCTAATGAACTTTTAGATAGTATTGTGGAGGGAATGAAAGGTGATAGGGACTTTGAATTATCCAGCAAAAAATATTTAGAAATAGCATCGTGTTATGGAATAGAATTTTCGTATAAAATGGAAGGTGTATATGCACACACTTATGCTTTTTTATGGAATGACGGTGCATACAATTTTTCTTATTCCTCAACCGAGCCTATTTCAGAGGAAGATGAAACTCTGTTATCGGAAATAATTGATTCAATATTATTACAATAACAAAAAAGCCACTCCAAACGGGGTGGCTGTTCTTTTGCAAAATTTTATTAGCGTACATCATAACGGTGTGCGCTGTTTTTATGCCTGTTTTTAAAAAATCTAAAATGAAAGGAAGTGGTGAATATGGCGGTTGACGGTTATCTGAATTTTGACACGAAACTTGATACATCGGGTTTTAACGGCGGTTTGGCACAGGTTAATACTACTGTTACCAAATCAATCGAAAAGGTAAAAAATCAGCTTAAGACCTTTGCAAAGACTGCCGCTGTTGCTTTCAGTACTTATGCGATTACAAATTTCGGCAAAGAGTGCATTGAGCTTGGTTCTGACCTTGCGGAGGTGCAGAATGTTGTTGATGTTACTTTTCCGGCAATGACCAAACAGGTTGACAAGTGGGCAAAAAGTGTAGCTAATTCTTTTGGTTTGTCCGAAACCATGGCAAAGCGGTATGTCGGTACTTTCGGCTCAATGGCTGAGGCTTTCGGTTTTACAGAGAAAGAAGCCTATGATATGTCAACCACGCTGACAGGACTTGCAGGCGATGTTGCTTCATTCTACAACATCAGACAGGACGAAGCCTATACAAAACTTAAATCAGTATTTTCGGGCGAAACCGAAACTTTAAAAGATTTAGGCATCGTAATGACACAGACTGCGCTTGACAGCTATGCCCTTGCAAACGGTTACGGTAAGACCACAGCTAAAATGACTGAAGCCGAAAAAGTAACATTGCGTTACAAGTTTGTGCAAGACCAGCTTGCCAATGCGACGGGTGACTTTGCTCGAACGCAGGACAGTTGGGCAAATCAGACAAGAATTTTACAACTCCGACTTGACAGCCTGAAAGCAACACTCGGTCAGGGACTTATCAATGTGTTTTCTCCGCTGTTAAAAAATCTTAATTCCTTTATCGAAAAATTAGATGTTGCAACGGAAAAATTTAAAAGCTTTACGGAACAGGTTTTCGGCTATTCATCTGCAACCGACAATTCCGCAAATTCCGCAAGCTCTGAAATGACAGACCTCGCCGATGAAACAAAGAGTGCAAACTCTGCACTTGCCACAACATCGAAAAAGACAAAGGAAATTAAAGACAATCTTCAAGGCTTTGACAGGCTCAATGTGATGAGCCTTGACAACAGCTCTTCAGATGACGGCACAGCAGTAAACAGCCCCACAAAGAAATCTTCTAAAGCCGCAGTCAACGCACTTGATACTGCCGCAACAGCGATTGAAAAGCGTACAAACAAGGTTTTTGACAGCATTAAAAGAGCTTTGAATAATCTGAAAAATGCTTTTGTTTCAATCGGTGAATCGTGGAAGAGAGTGTGGAAAAACGGTACAGGCGAAAGGATTATCGGTAACATCAAACAGCTTTTGAAAAATGTTTTTGACATCATCGGTGATATTTCGGGAGCGTTTACAAAGGCTTGGAATAAGGCAGGACTTGGTGACGAGGTTGTGCAATCCATTATCGACAAATGGAACAGCTTGCTTGAACTTGTAAACACGATCGCAGAGGATTTCCGCAAGGTTTGGAATAACGGCACCGGTGTGAGAATTTGGACTAATATTCTGAATATTATCAAAAACTGCAACAATTACACCAAAACTCTGAGGACTAAAATCAAACAGGCTTGGGACAAAAATGAATCGGGCAAAAAGATTTGGGAAGCCATCCTTGGCATTGTTGAAGATATCACAGGCTTTTTGAGCGATATGTCAGAAATTCGCCTTGAATGGATTGAAAGTCTTGATTTGTCACCGCTTGTGTCAGCCGTTGCCGACCTTGGACAGGCATTCAGGGATTTGCTCAAAGCCTGCGGAGATAAGCTGAAACAGGCATACAAGAATATTCTTCTCCCGCTTGCAAAATGGACAATTGAAGAAGCAGTTCCGAAACTTGTAGAAGCCCTTGCAGGAGCGTTGAAAATGTTAAGCAAAATAGTTAAATCTATTAGTGACAAAACCTTGTACGCTATCGCAGGTGGCATTACTGCAGTCGGTACAGCTGTTGTTGTTTTCAAGGCAGGACAAGCGATTGCAAGCGGAATTGACAAAGTCAAAAATGCTATAAAGTTATTTTTGACAACTGTTTCTGCAAATCCAATCTTAGCCGTTGCCGGTGCCATCACCGGACTTGTGACTGCAGTTACTGTATATAATCAGCTTGTTTGGAGTAATTCCGAAGCTAAAAAATTTGCTGATGAAATTGACGGTATAAAATCGAGACTTGACGAAACAACACAAGGAATTGAGGATAATTTGTCAGACACTCTTGAACGAATGGACAACTTGTATGCAGACAATACACTTGTTGACAGTTATCAGCAGAAACTTGATGAACTGTTACAGAAAGCTACGCTTAGTCCAGAAGAGCAGGCACAGCTTGAAACCATTGTTACATATTTTAAAAACAATGTTGACGGTTTCAGCGATGTGTGGAATCAGTATGTTACTGTCAGTGCTGACGGCAAAGTACACTTAAATGGTGATTTAGCCGAGGTGCAAAAGGTTATTGACAGTACAATTGATAAATATCAACAACTTGCAAATAGTGCCGCATTAGCTGAATTATCTTCTGAAAATAGCAAAGAACGAATTCTTGCGTCAAAGAAATACAGCAGTGCAAAATCAGATTATGACAACAAGAAAAAAGACCTTGAAAACGAACAGAAAAAACTGAAAAAGTGGCTTGAGAAAAACGGCAAAAGTATGCAGGCTCTTGAAAATTACTATTTTGGTGGCGGTGCTAAAAACGACGCTTTATGGAAAGAGGGCATTGAATACTTCGAGAATATTCAGAGCAAAACAAAATCTCTTGACGGTGCAACAAGTTCGGTAAATAAAGCTATTGCCGCTATGAACAAACTGACTATGACGGGTGATGACCTTACAGATGTACAAAAGGTTGTTAATGGCAACTATTCAGACGCCGCCGCTGTTCTTATGGCGTATAATGCAGGTCTTATCAGTACAACGGATGTTCAAAATTCGCAGTGGAAATCTTTGAACAATTTGCAAAAAGCCGCAAAAGATACAGGTAAAAACACGGTTCTCGGTCTTGTTGAGGGTACAGACGCATACAAAGGTGCGCTTGTCAAAAACAGTCACGGTCTTGCTTCTACTGTGCTTTCAGAATATGATACCACGATGGGAATTCATTCCCCGTCAACAGAAATGTATGAAAGAGGCGGTTACACGGTTCAAGGTCTTGCAAACGGCATTCGTGACAGAATATATGCTTTGAAAAATCCGCTTGCAAGACTGCTTAGCTTTATTTCAACACATATCAATCCGATTTCAAGCGTTTTCTCAAATGCTTTTGAGAGTATCAAGAGTGCTGTAAAAAAGCCTATGAACGGATTTTTAGGTGTTGTTCAGAACTTTTTAAACAACTTTATAGATCCGTTCAACAGTCTCGGCAGTGCTATTTCAGGCGGAATGAGTACAGCGGCAAAGATTGCTTATGAAGCGTTAGGGAGCGTAAACGGCAATGTCGGACTGCCTAACATTACGGTTCCCCGACTTGCCACAGGTACGGTTGTTCCGGCAAATTACGGTGAATTTCTTGCCGTGCTCGGTGATAACAAGCGTGAGGCTGAGGTTGTTTCGCCGATTTCAACTATCAAACAGGCACTTATTGAGGCTATGGCAGAGATAGGCTCAACAGGTGACAGCGGTGACATTAACCTTACTGTAAATCTTGACGGCGAAGTGATTTTTAACAACATCGTAAAACGCAACAACGCAGTCAAAAAGCGTCACGGGGTCGGTGCGTTAGGTTAGGAGATGATGACATGGCAAATTTTAAAGGTTACTTAATAAGGTTCCCTAAGAGCGGTAAGCTGTTTCCGCACGAGCTTATTGCAAAGGATAACTACAACGGCACTCCGCTACAAAGAACCGAAATCAAGGCATATCGTGACAGCAACAATCTTCTGCACCGCACAACTTCGCCGAATTACAAGTCGAAAATTGAGTTTACAACCGTTGATGAACTCACCCTTGCACAAATGCAGTCGATTAGAAGCGCTTTGAATAGTTCGTGGGACAACTCTCAGCAAAGAAAACTTCGCATTGAATACTGGGACGATGAACTTCTTGCATATCGCACAATGACCGCCTATATGCCCGACATCACCTATCAGGTCAAGAAAATCACCAAAAACAACATCATATACAATGCCGTGACTTTCACTTTTATTGAGTATTAAGGGGGTGACAGATTGCTATCTATTTCAAGTACGCACAAGCAGAAAATCATTAACGAACTGATTTCAAACAAGCTTGAAATTTTTTCATCTGACAGTAAGTTTGATGTCATCACCGAAACCAACATTGAAAGCGAAAGTATGAGCCTTAAACAGTCGATTTGTGACGAAAATAAGTTGAAGTTTGGCGGTTGCATTGCCTCAGAATTTAAAATCGGACTGCTGAACACCGTTGGCAGAACCTTTGATGTTTCAAAACTTGTCGGTTGTTGGATTTTAGTTAAGCTGACACAAACTTTTCCGTCAGGCTCTCCGATACTGCCGAGCAGTTCATTATATCCAAGCGACACTCTCTATCTGGGCGAAGCCGTGACAACAAAGTCGTGGTGCATTTTTAACGGTATGATTGACAAAGCTGAGGTCAATAAAACGGATCAGAACAAAATCAGCATAACCGCCTATGATGTGATTTCACAACTTTATGAAGCCGACTGTACAAACGCTCTGCAAAAGCTCTGGAATAACAATTCTGACGGCATTTCGATCTATAGTCTGTTGGCAATGGTTTCTGAAAAATTCACTAACCTATGCGGTCAACCTGACGCCCGTTTTTTATCCGACAGTTTACTTAACGAGGTTATCAACAAGGCTGAGAATCTGACTGTTAAGAATATGAAAATTTTTAACAAAGTATGGCTTAATGATTCCGAAAAGGTTAATTACGGTCAATTGCTTAATTATACAGCGGAAATGCTCGGTGTGTTTGCTTTTGCTAAACCCGATAACCGAAAAGGCGGTAACATTGTTTTTGTCAACCTCGAAACCAATACGGCGAAAGCAGAAAAATATGACTTTTACGAGGCATTCAGCGCTGACGAAAAATCAAGCGGTACATACGGGACTGTTGACTTTGCAGTCGGCGGAGCGACACGAACTGCAAAGGTGCGTAGCTACAAGTTTTTAAGCGGTAAAACCTATGATATGACAGATAACATTCTTGTATGGCAGGAAAACGATAACGCAGGCGGTGCATGGATACATAAATTTGAAAATCTGTTTTCGGGCAATACGGGCAAGCGAATACACCATAAAATTTATAAGCCTATTGAGGCAACCCTTGACGGTAGATTGTGGGTTGAACCTGGCGATATGATACAGATTAAATATTATGTAACCGACGCTGACGGCAACTATGCCCATAACGCTGACGGCACTCCGCAGACTGCAACCGTGACCTCTTATTTGCTTGCAAGAGAGCTTACGGGCATACAGGCACTCACAGACAAAATCACAGCGAAAGGAGAATAAAAATTGAACAAATACACACGAATGAACTGGGAAAACACTCCCTCAACAGCAACTCCGCTGACTGCCGACAACCTCAACCATATGGACGAGGGGATTGAACGGGCAACAGACGGAGCAATTGCACTTGAAACCGAAATAGCCACGGCAAGAGGCAGTTCTAATTCGCTTGGAGCAAGGCTTGATACGACCGACGCAAATCTTACAAAAAAAGCAGATAAAACCAGCACTCTTGCAGGCTACGGAATTACGGATGCATATACGAAGGAAAGAACAGACCAAAAACTTGCCCGAAAGCTTGATTCGATGCCGTTCGACAGCGAACCCAAAAATAACAGCCCGTGTTATCTCACAAGCGGTACGGTTTACAATTCTCTTCTTACAAAAGCCGATAAGACTGAAACTGATGATTCGCTCGGCGAAAAAGCTGACAAGGTAGATGTTGACGATGTCAAGGCATATATCGGCTACACCGATGAAGATATAGCAGGACTTTGCGTCGATTACGAGAATAAAACTTTCAAACGGCTTGCAAGTGCGGTAAATCTTTCACAGGGTGAAGACTTTGATAAATTTACGATGTATGGCGGACGCAAACGCTGTAATGTTTCGGATGACGGAACAATCACAGCATACTACGGCGATGAAAATTATGCCGAGGACGGCTCGAACGGCCAGGTAATGGTTTTTCAGCCAAAATTTTACTATAAGGTCGTTCCGCTAAAATTGGAAAAAAACACCGATTCAGGAATCGGCTATCATCTACGGAAGGCGAACTATTATGTAAGCTCAAAGCCAAAAACAGGGTTCAAACTGCATCCAGCATTCTATGACGAAAACGGCAATGCGATTAATTACATTCTTTTTTCGGCTGATGAAGGAAGTATGTATGATGTTTCCGCTAAAGCCTATGTCAACGATAACGTTGATGAATCTATCACTTACGAGGACGGTGATTTGCTCTGTTCAGCTACGGGAAAGAAACCTATCAGCGGATTGAGGAAAGGAATCGGTACTAAAGCAAACCTTGAGCAGATGGCACAGAACAGGGGTGCAGGCTGGCACCTTGAAACTATCCATGCTACCTCTGCAAATCAACTTCTGATGATGATTGAGCTCGGCATAATGAGCACGCAGGAAGGCATCGGACAGGGTGTTGTTAGCATCACTGGTAACACGGCGTATAACTGTTCAAGCCTGACGGGTTCGACTGCTGACCTCGGAAATGGCTCAGGACAGGCAACATCAACGGTCAACGAAATCGGAGGCACTCAAACAGCTTATACAGAAAGCGGAAAACTTGCAGTGTCATACAGAGGAATGGAAAACCCGTGGGGTAACATCTCTAAGCACATTCAGGGCATCAATATTTAGGGCGATGGTGAAATGGGTGGTGGTCAACCCTATATTGCAAATAATTTCACATTTAATGAATCAAAGCACTCTGATAATTATGAGCCTGTTGGCTTTACACTCCCAAATGGAAACGGCTATATCAGTGCAATGGGTTACGGCTCGGAAAAATATGATTGGCTGTTTATGCCGTCAGAAATCGGCGGAACAAGTGCGTTGCCTGTTGGTGATTATATCTATGTCGCACCAAATTTGAACGGTTACCGTATTATCCAACAGAGCGGTGGTTGTCGTAGTGGCGACTATGCGGGCGGTTTCTATCAGATTGCCAATGGTACTGTTGGTGACCGTAGCCGGGGTGCTGGTGGTCGCTTAGTGTACATTCCGACTGCTAAGTCTGGCGACACACCGACTAAGTCTTATACCGCATCAGAGGTTGATTCACTTCTTGCGAATAAATACGATTCGTCAAATATTGAACTTGGTACAGCTACTCTTACACCGTACTCTACTCAGATTGATAAAATAAAATCTGCAACTTGCCTTTATAAAAAAATTGGCGATATCGTTATTGTAAATGTCACCGTCATTATGAACGCAACATCTTTAGGCGGAACATCTACAATAGCTTTGCTCAATATGCCTTTCTCAAACAA